CAACCTGTTAATCCACCTGCTTTTATGCCTTGTAAAGTTCTAAGAACTTCATTAGCATTTCTGCCTGTGTCAAGTGCGTTAACACTTACATGTTGTACTACATCATTTCTATCAATAATGTAAGTTGCTCTGTAGCAAACACCTGCTTCTTCATCTACTATTCCTAGATCTTCTGCAAGTCTTAAGCCGCAGTCGGCAGCCAGTGAATGTTTAATATCTCTTATAAGTTCATTATCTTGTTTCCAAGCTAACTTACAAAACTCATTATCTCCACTGATACCGATTACATTAGCTTCGCTTACTAACATATCCATTCCCGCAATTTCTGTTGGGCATATGAAAGTAAAGTCTTTAGGATAGAAGTAGATTACTGTATAATCATGCTTTAGTGGATCGTAGTGTTCTGTTACAGAAACCTCTACAAACTCATTGTTAGCATTAACACCCTGCAAAGTAAATGCAGGAAACTTCTCACCTACCCCTATCATGATACGTCAAACTCCTCAGAAACTTCCTCAGGGGTATCACCACCTTGGTCGTTTACTCTTCTTAAGAGTTCTAACTGTGCATCAGCAGTTGGTCTAGGAAGAACATCATCCATTGACTTTAAGTTAGCCACTAAATCTTTCTCCCAGTCCTCTAGTTCTCTTGGTTTGCACTTAAGAACTTGTAATTGATATTCGACATTAAACACCTGTGGGCCAGTCTTCTTTCTTTTGAAATGGATATCATATCCTGTGACTGGGTCTGTTGGGTCTCCCAACTCTTCCATGGCGACTATAACTTGGTCGAACAACTTTCTTTTTAGATTAAGAACTTTAACAGTTTTATCAGCGTAATCTATGCACTGGACGGCATATGACCATCCACATTTAAGGTCTGGATAAAAGTCTCGAACATGGTCATGTTCTTTGTTGTTAAAGGTTTCAGAGTTTCTATCAAAAGATAAACACTCCATAGGAATGTTCTTTCCGTTTTCTCCCTTAATCCAATAGACATATCTAGGTAATAAGTCACCTACCAATCTTACATGGTGGTCTTCTTTACCTGCATAGTTATAGGTTTCGATTTTTTCTTTTTGGGCTGAGCCCTTGGTTTGGTTGAATCCAATTGCCATTTTTATTCTCCTTGTGTCTCCTCGAAAAGAAAGTGTACCCGTCCATCTCTCAATTCAAGCAGTCTGTTATTATTAATTATATCATCTGATATTGGACACATCAGATAATCCAGTGTGGTGTCTTTTGTATTTACATAGTTGTGATAATTGCGAAATGATGCGACACCTGCATATTCCACAACCTCTCTATCACTCAATGCTCGTCCTCGTTCAAGTAAATCTTTCGGGTTAAGAAGATATGACTTGCCTCCGAACTTATAACGATAGAATTTAAAGTTTCTATCGTGATAGTTTTTTGGTTGAATCTTATAAGTTATAATCCTAAGTATCTGAATGATGTCACCAACATTTCCTTTGCTTATTTTCATAATCTTATTCCAATCAAATAACAACATATTATAACAAATTTTTAAATGCGTGTCAAGAGTTATTTTTCTGAGCTTCGGAATTACCCAAAGTTCCTGGATTAGGGGCGGTTGATAGTTCGCCATCGGCTCCCGCCTTCTGCCTCATCTTCTCAATATCTCTTGGATCCATGGTAGCATGTACTCCAGCCTGAGCCATTTGTATTAAACTACCTTGGAATATGTAACTACCACAATGCATTAATTCTACTAGTGGTAATGCCCATATATCTACTCCGAAGTTTCTTACAGTTTCAGAGAACATATAATCTTCACTTAAATATCGATTTTGCTCATTGATAATACAATCAAAATAAGCCATTATCTGTTCACCAGGTGCAAACTCTCCTTCTCTAAGGTGGTCAGGAGTATATAATCTTTCAGGGTGTTCTTCGTCATATTTTTCAAATACTGACCTGTGTATAAACATAAAACCTGTAGCGCCTTCTTTTATTTTTACAGGCTCAAATACAGGAGCTTGCCCATCAGGGTATTCATCTGGTAATGGATTAAATACCATATCTCCAGCTACTTTTTCTAACCCTCTAGGATTCTCGTCATAAGCACCACTTTTTGCAGCGTGTAAGACTTTTTCCCAAGCAATCGTTTTCTTCGGATATAAAGCACATAGTACATCTATATCTTCTCTTGTAGCAAGTAAATGCCACATATACATCATATCCATAGAACCCCATGCAATATCACTATCTATAAATAGTAGGTAATCACAATCACTTTTTAGAAAGTTAGCAACACAATAGTTTCTAGCTCTAGTAATTAGTGATTCATTGAACATATAGTAAATCTGTACCTGTAACCCATGGTTCATACATACTGCAGTAGTATCCATCAAAGACTTAGTATATAGTCCATGACACATTCCACCATACATAGGAGTAGCCAAGAAGACTTTATTCTTTTGCATTTCAGGTATGTTTAGTTGTATTTGTTTTTTATCTGTCATAAGATATTTACCTCGTAATCTTGTTTCATGTAGTAGCCCAGTCGTGCATTTGCTTGACGGGCTGCTGTTTTTCCTTTGAGATGAATGTCCACAACCACAGGTTGCTGTTTTCCTTCTTTTTCTCTAATTACTCTACCGATAAGCTGAGTTAGTAATGGTTCATTATTTATTGGTGTACCAAGCACTAAACAACTTAAATCATTTAGAGATATTCCTTCTGAGAATATTGACTGTGTACCAAATAAGATGTTCTTATCTTTCTTTACTTGATTCATCACTTTCTCTCTTTCACTAAATTCCATATCTCCTGTTATGGAAACTGCTTTGTCGCCACAAAGTTTAGCACATGCTTTTAGAAAAGCAACTCTATCAGACACTACTAAAACTTTGTGTCCTGTTGCAGCGTATTTAGCAGCAATCATACTTACACTATGCACATATTCTTCATTGTATGCAAGATGATTTATTCTTTCTGCCCAAGGCGTAAACGAACCGTCAAGGAATCGTATCTCAGACTTAATTATATCAATCCTAGGAATCATATAATTCTCTTTTGGTGGTTTCATTACATTGTTACCAAAGTAATCTCTGAAAACCACATGGCGTCCATCTTTTCTTTCTAGTGTACCTGTCAAACCAACCTTATAGCGAGCAGGCATTTCGTCTACTATACGCGTAAAAGTTGGACTACTAACATGGTGCATCTCGTCTAGAATCACAGTTCCGAAAACTTGTTTAATGTCGTCCATTTTTCTGTACAAACTCTGAATATTGCCAACAACGATAGGGGACGAAGTATCAAAGCTACCTGACCCGATTCTGCCTGCTTGTATTCCAAAGCATTTTTGTACATCTTTTTCCCACTGATTTCTTAAGTTAGTTGTGTGGGTAACAACTAATGTCTTTTGACCTAGCTTTTTAGCTATAGCTAGAGCCGTTATTGTCTTGCCCCAACTTACCCATGCGTTAACTATAGCATTGTCATCTACTTCATCATGTACCTTCTGCTGGGAAGGTCTTAAAGTAAACGCAAAGTCAGGTAGTTCAACTGGCGAGGTTACTCGTTTGTCGACTATCTCATAATCAGCAGGTACTAAATCTTCTCTACCAACTGGTATAGAAATCAACCCATCTTTTATCCATCGTATTGTTTTGAATACGATAGGTGGGTCAGTTGGAATACGAGGAGCAATTGTATATGTAAGCTCCTTTTCGATATCCGAACTTAATTTACTATCTACTGAAAGATATATTCTGTTAGAGTATACTGCCTTCATAAATTTGAAATAAATTCTAAGTCTTGCAGCTTCCAGAGGCGAGTCAACTCTTTATGATTATTGTCCCAAGGGGATGACCAACCTACTTTCTTTTTTCTTGAACGAACATGCGCTGGAAGATAGTCTCTCATTACTTCTCTTAATAGATATTTGTATGTACCCAAGGCATAATCAGGATGTGTTTTGAATTTTATTTCACTACCTATACTTAACATATATCTCACAAAACTTTGAGAAAGAAATACAGGTCTACTTTCCATTCCCCACATTCCTGCAGTTTGGTCAGTTGTTAGTATATTTTGTTCTGATGTACTTACTAAATCATACCATAGAGCATTATTCTTCCAATCAGTTTTATGAAATATCTCTTTTGGTATCCATTTTTGTCTACTAGCAAACATTTCTATAGTTTCTTTATTGTAATCATCATCATAATATCTATCGTGATGTTGATACCCTGTAAATAATTCATCTGCACTATCACCAGTTAAAACTACTTTACACCCATCTTGACTTGCTGCTTTACATAATGCAAATCTAGGGGCTCGTCTGTTCATATCAACCCACGGGTAGTGAGTAGCATTTAACCATAATCTATCATAGTGAGTTACAGAACTATAATGTAATTTTATAACTTTGTAATCTATATCCCATTGTTCACAAGTTTTCTTTGCCATCTTGGATTCTTCTCTAAAAGCATTATGGTCATGAAACTTATGCCCGCCCTTTTCATAATCACATATGTAAGCAGTTAAATCCAAATCACACTCTTTTAGTATTCCTAACGCACAAGTACTGTCTAAGCCTCCACTAAGAAATAATGCAGTTTTCTGTTTATTTTTAGCAACCTTTCTTACACTTGTAATTAGTTTCTCTTTAAATTCATCAAAGTCTATTTTATCTGTGCCTATTTTGTAGTTTCTCCACATACTATACACTTTTATATTTCCTGTTTTTAAATCAAAAGTATATACATGTCCAGGGGGTACTTTTATTATGTCTTTCCAAGGGTTAGTTGTTCCAAGCCATAAAGGATTGTTTAAGTAACCTCCTATCATTTTGGAATTATACTCTTTGAAATTTATACTTCTTAGACTTGTAGTTACTGTTATGTCTTTTCCCTTTTTATAAATCCAGCAAGGTTTTGCGCCAAAATGGTCTCTAGCTACAATTAATCTTTGTTCTTTTGGGTTATAATAAGCAAAAGAGCCATGCCAGTCTGTATTACTAATAAAAGAATAACCAAACATATCTAATCCATTTCCTAAAAATGCAGTATCATTAGGGATGTTTGAATCATACATCTCTCCATTAAATACAAGTATATTACCTTTTCGTGTTTTATAAGGTTGTATCTGATGCTCTCCGTTAATATCTAATAAATTATGCCCGAAAGCCAACTTACCATCACTAGCATACGCTGTATCAGTCGGCCCTCTAAACTTCTGCCGTCTGGTCATTAATTCTATTTCTTTAACCTTAGTTGTTACTACAAATCCGCACATTATTTCCCTTTCCTAGCAGCTCTTTGTGCTTGTTTTCTATTACATAACCACATTACAAAGCTTTTCTTGTGTCCTTCTAAAAGAGGAGCTACTCTATGAAGTAACTTACTGTCATAAAATACTGCATCTCCTTGATTTAATTTAAACTTATGTCCTCTTATTTCAAAGTCTGCACCTTTGTATTCATCTTCTGAACTTAAATTTATAGATACAGATACTGTTGCTATCGTGGGTTCGTTATGCCACTCCAGCCCTTGTCCTTGTTTACAGTAGTGCATTATATGCCCATAATTATTGTAAGAATAAAACAACTTTCTGTTCCATCTTTCTTGTGCTAGGTCTTTTACTCTTTCCATAAATCCAAACTTATCTCTTATTGTATAATACTTTCTGTCTACTCTATGTAGAAGTTTGTCGCTTCTAACAAGTCCAACTTCTTTTGTATTATTTGGTGCTGCAAATAGGCAGTAATCTTTCCAAAATTGACATTCTTTTTCTGTTAAAAAATGACTACAAATTAGAACCATCTTTATGTTCTCTACTAGCTTGGTGTTGTTTTAAAACACAGTTATCTGTATCTATACCTATATATTTAGTATCTAGTCTGCCCCACTGTTCTTCACTTAATTTATTTAACAGTTCCGCTAACATAACTTGATCCCACTCCATTGGGTTATTTTGACAATGCCTCATCCAACCTTTAACAATAGCTAATGTCATGTCATTGTAAGGTATGTACATAGCACTTGTAATTACTTCCCACTTGGGAGGATGTATTTGTTCACACCCTACTAGTAATCTATGCTCTCCATCAAACTCTAAAAAGTCTGGTTGTTCTATCCATTCTGAATCTGCGTCACAGTAAAATAAATCACATTTATGTTCATTCATCATTTCGTAAATAAACTCTGGTTTTATTCCACAGTTTTCTTCCCAACTCCCGCGCTGTTCATAACGAGTAAGTTCTAGATTTACTTTAAATTTTTCGCATGAATTAGACAAAGGTTTTATAACTTCTTCGTAATTTGGTGTGTAATATGCTATAGTTTTCATTCTACTACTTTAAACTCCTTTATTGTATCTACTTCTATGTCTTCCCACTTTTGGAACTCTACATCATAGCAGACTAGTTTATCGCCATTTTGTTTTTTAATGTGAATTGGCATATCACAATGCTTATCCGACAAAGTGTACTCTCTAGCATATGTTTTGCTAGATTTTAGACTTTCAAATGTTATTAATACTATGTGATTTTCTAACTTACTTTTGAGTTTTTCGATATCGATATCCATAATTTTTCATGCCCCATATATGCAACTAGCTTGATTAACATATCAAGCCAGGCTATGCCTGCCGCATACTCGATTTTACCAAGTATTGCCCAAGCGATTAAAAACGTTATTAGTGTTGCTAATATTCTCCAAGTTATTGCTTTGTAGAATATTACTAAATTTTCCTCCATGTGTCCCCTTTTCTTTCCTCACAATATTCCCATATTTTCCATGGGATTCCTTTTTTATATAAAACTCCTGCCCAACTATTCCCCTCACCTGGGGGTCTAGATTCTACAAATGGAAAAGGTATATCTTTTAACCAAATAACTGCTGCAATTTCTTTCTTCTCTACCTTTCGTATTTTATGGTATTTTAGACTAGCAGTTTTGGTTTTTTCATTATACCAATAAACTCCATTTGTATCTATAAAATGTTTACCCCTGTGTTTTAACATTCCCACTTCATCATCAATCATATAACGCAGTGGGTACAAACTTTTCATAGGTGTTTGTAACCTTCTCATGCCAAGTGTTTCTCCTGTCATATTCCTGTCATCTACAACTTGGTCTTGTATAATAAGTAGCCCGTCTATTTCTTCAGGCTCTTCACTAAGTATATATGCTGGAAATCTTATCACAGTTTAAATCCGTTGTAGCACTTACTCCACTCTTGGCATAACCAATTGAAGTCTTTATCTATAATTGATATTTTATAGATTATCTTTTCCTTCCCTTTTAGTTTTACTTTGTGTTCTACTGTAGTGTCCATGATTGCGTCTTTGTAGACCCATTTACGATAGTGGTCTGCTCTGCCACCATCTATACGACCAGGATTGAAATAAGTACAAGAATCTTCCCAACCTTTCAAACCCCATATTATAGCACACTTATTATTCTTATCAGTATGCCACTCTAACTCACTTCCTGTTATCCTTACAAAACTACTGCGCCATTTACATAATTTAAGCATAGGCATAATATCTATAAACCCTTCCAGTTGGTCATTGTGAAAGTGTGCGTACTCATAATTATTTATAACTTTTCCATTTTTATGAGTGTATTTTTTCCACTTCAACTGAGGAAGTAAACCCAGCATATATTCTACATCACATGCAAAACTAATCGGTTGTATTATTTCGTATTTTTGTGGCGCTAATATCTTCAATTTCTTTCTCAAAATGCTCTTGTTCTATCGTGTACCCTACTTTTCTACCATATGTAATATTTACTATGTTAGGCACAATGGATATAGATACTTTACCAGCTAAATATGCTAGTTTATCTCTTAAATTCTGTTTTACTTCATGGGCGGAATACGGATTATCTTCACTCCACTCCATACTTCTAATTTGTATTTCTACTTGTTCTTCTTTTTGCAAACACCTTTCTAATAATGCTTGATGTCCGTCATGCCAGGGTTGCCATCTACCTAGCATTTGTACTGTAGGTTTTTCATCTTTCCATAATCTTTGACCTATGCTCCAACATACATCAACAGGGTCATCATCATCCCACTCATGTATATCGAAATCATACTCAGTCCAGTGTGGCCATTCAAATACTTTATTAGTATCTTCATACTTACCGTTCACTACTGTGGACATAAAAATAGTCAGGTCAGCATCAAACTGCTCTCTACCTGACTTATACGGACATATAAAATCAACTAAGGCAATCTTACCACTTTCTGATACAGCATTTGCCTTGTTTAACATTCTTCTAAACTGTCTCCAACGACCTGCTTCTGAGAAATCCCAGTCGTTAGCTTCTTCACGCATTTGGTCTGCGTTTATGTGAACGACTCTGTCGCCCATGCGTTGTACTATGTTTCTACATAGTGTTGTTTTGCCAGCTCCAGACTGACCAAATATTAATACCTTCATTCTTCATACACAAAGACCCAGTTCTTTCTTCCTGCCGAGTCTACATTCGTTCCTATTTCTTTCATTCCAAAATCTAAAAAGACTTGCCTACCTGGTTCATATGTTATTTCACACATCA